ATGAAGCGCAGCGAAATCAGAAAGCGCCCCCTCTCAGACACCACCATTGCCGGGCTTGAGCCTGAAGAGCGCGAGTACCGTGAGCACGACGGCAACGGTCTGTACCTGCGCGTGAACCCGACCGGGTACAAGACCTGGATGCTCAGGTACAAGAAACCCAATGGTAAGTGGGCATGGAAGACATTGGGGAAATACCCTGCTCTGTCAGCCAAAGACGCCCGGCGCCAGGCCCTGAACGGCATAGAGGAAAAGCCCGATTCGATACTGTTCCGGGTCGCTGCCGAGGACTGGTATCAGCATAAGCTGGATTCGGGCCGCGCCCCTAGCGCTGTTCGTCAGATGCGTCTGTACTTGGATAAGGACATACTGCCCGAGATCGGGGACAAGCCTCTCGATCAGGTTACCCGTCAGGACTGCGTGAAGGTACAGGGTCGGCTGGAATCTCGCGGCGCCCGTTCGATAGCATCGAAAGTACGGGTCTGGCTTAACCAGATATTCTCTCGATCCATTGCACAGGGCCTGTGCGAATTGAACCCTGCATCCGAGCTGAATACCGTGGCGCTGCCGGTAGATGAGAAGCAGTACCCGCACCTGCTTGAGAGTGAGTTACCCGAGTTTCTGAACGCACTCCATGCGTCGCCCTGCCGAACACTGGCTATGACAGCGACATGGATGCTGCTGAGGACCGCATCGAGACCCGGGATGATCCGATGGGCGAAGTGGGAAGATATAGACTGGGAGAAGGAACTGTGGACGATTCCGGGCGAACGCATGAAGACACGCCGCGACCACCTTGTTCCGTTGCCGTCGCAAACCCTGAATGACCTGCGTCGGCTGCATGAACGCACAGGACGCTCGGATTACCTGTTTCCGGGCGTCGGAGAAAACCCGGTAATGAGTGATGGCACGATCAACAAAGTCATTCGTACTATCGGGTATAAAGGTAAGTTGGTAGGGCATGGCTCCCGACACACAGCCAGTACCCTGCTCCACGAGCACGGGTGGCCTCATGCCCACATAGAAGCTCAACTGGCTCACAAGGAAAAAGGTGTGTCAGGGGTTTACAACAAGGCCGCCTATCTCGAAGACAGGCGGCGCATGATGCAATGGTACGCTGATTATCTAGATCAGCTAGCTGAGTCAGAATCCGTGCTGTGAATTGTACAGATTAAGACTAAACCAGAAGCCTTGCGGGGTTTTAGGGTTTCCTGTACCGCGTTCGACAAAATAGAGTGTTACGCCATTCGCCCAGCGATTGCCACCGTCTCTACCAGGTTCGACGTATCCAACACCATCGAATTGGATACCCCGATCCTCAACCGTGACATCGATAATCGGGTTATCCATCGAGAAAGCGGTATGCAGTACCACTTCGCCTTCTGTAGACCAGTCCAGCGATTCAAACATGCCGACCCCGGTGGCGGTATCAGCCTGGGTCACGTAAGCTTGAGCGCGGACGCCGATGTATGCGGTCGAATCTTTAGCCACCTCAGATTTACCGACAAGTCCAGGGAGTGGTGCGTCTCCGCCATCCCACGCCTGTTCAAGCCATTCATATCGGCGTCCGGTTTCCTCGCCGCTGTCATCAGTATCGATGGCCTTCAATAACCGGAGCTTGCCACGAAACACGCCACCCTCGTCCTCGTCGTGTTTGACGGTGACGTTCTTGGCGCTGTGACGAGGCATCAGCTTCACGTCATCGGCTGCCTGCAATTCAATCGGGCAGTCGCCGTACTTTGTCCAGTCGGAACGGATCACCAGCGGCCCGATGGGAGACCAGTCATCACGACCTTGGTAAACCCCGCCAGTGGTCAGGTGCATCGCCTGGCCCGTGCTGTCAGTCACCTGTACTTTGTTGCTATCTGTAGACACACCGCCCATCTTGCCGTTGGTGAGGTCGTTATTATCTCCATCTGTGGCAATGTCGGTAAAAAATGGGTTGACCCAATTACCGCCATGAAAGTTGTTACCTGCCGACCAGCAATCCCTGAACTGTTGCGCATCTAGTGGGTACACTACTTGGATTTGGATCATCCTCGGAACCTCCACCCCCTTCGGTCCAATTACCGATAAAGCCGCAATTGAAGATAACCTTGCCGACAACCATGGCATCGCTGCATTGTTCCCAGGTATTATGGGAAAAGCGTGAGCCCCAAAGCTGCCCTTCTGAGCGCATAAGGTGTTTACAGTATTGAGACAGGCAGCGCTCGACCGTATAGGTTGTCACAATGCCGCCGCTGTACGCATGGATATTGTTCGTGCAGCCAATGAAGTGACATTCGATGATATCGATATTAGCCCCGGCCCCGGCACGAATACCGTCATCCGGCATGTTGAATGTGCAGCGGGTAACCTTGTTGACGTAACCGTCCAACTCCAAGGCATGGTAGCTGTTTCCGTCCCTGCTATTATCAGGACCAAAAAAGGCCAACCCATCAGCCATGTAGACCCCAGTGAACATGGCGCCGTTCAGCTCAGATGATGGTTTGATCGCTGCACGGTTCTTAAAGAAGCCAAAATGGCTCCACATGTTCGAGCGCAACACCATACGAGCCTGCTTGCTGCGTTTACCTTTATCATCCTTGAGCCAGAATTTTACTGGCCTATCAAGCAGGTACACACCCTCATTAGGCACGATAATCGTGCCCGTAAGTTGTGAATCAATGGCTCGCTGAAAAGCGTCGGCTGAATCGTTTTGTCCGGTTGGGTCGGCACCCCAAGCGAGAACATTGCCGATGTCCTCAGTGCCCCATTCCCGTTTGAATCGGTCGCCGTTAGCGGTCACGATAAAGGCACCGCCGTCATCAACTGTACTAGTGTCACCCGGGACGTGAATAAATGTACCGCCACCGTAGCCGGTATACGTGTGGCAGCTCAGTACAACCCTCTCGCCATCCTTTTGAGGATTATAGGAGCGTAGAGATGCGAGGTCCGGGAGGACCGCGTTGCCGTTGTTATTTTTGTAGGCGTTAACGAACATCAAAAGACGATTTCAATGCTTCGGCCTGGTTCATGATAATTATCCTTGAGCCTTAGCCAGGTTTACAAAAGCCCGAGTTCTTCTTCTAGTGAGCGGGCATACTCATAAAGTTTGCGACTGTCCAAAGAGTTACCAATGGCTAATGCGAATATCTTACCGCGCCATGGCTCATATCCGTCCTGTCGCGAGGCAAGTGTCAGTGGTTTCTGAGCGTCATTATCTACGGCATCGGTATTCAGGGTACGGTTGAGAGCCCCGGTCTGGCGTGCCACGCCGCGAACCGTATCAACCGTCAGAACCCTCCTTTTAGGTAATACACCTATTCTGTTCAGATTCGTCTGAAACTGGTGGCATTGCTGGCTTCCACTACTACCGTTGTACCCGCCAAAGATGACCACCCGGTCCTTAACCATATCGGCGGTATTTAACCCAACTGCTTCGATAGGGGCGTCGCTTCGGTCTTCCCAACTCTCGTCGTCTCGGTAGAAAATCCAGAGCGATGAAGTCAGGCCACCACTCTGTTTACCACCGAATACATAGATGTCTCCAAGGTCCGGGTCACAAGCTACACCTGCTGTAGTGAACCCGGCGGGAGCATCCGGTAACTGGGTCCAGGTGATGTCTCCATTAGAGACCACCCCTTCGTACATATAAGGAAGGTAGCTGCCGTTGTAGCCTCCGCACAGATAGATGTGATCCTCGCTCACTGCGGAACACGGATTGTTGGCCGAGTACGGAATATCACTGATCTGATGCCAGCTTCCGTCCTCAAAATCTAACCGGTAAGCCGTTGCCGTGTGTCCCGCTGAGGAGTTGTACCCACCCAAAACGTACAAGCTGTCACCAACGACACATCCTGTACTCCAATACAATGAGAACGGTGGATCGGCCATCTGATACCACTGTCGTTCATTAATGACAAATTTCCAGGCAGTCTGATACGCATCCACGGCCCCGCTTTGCCGGGCGTCTGTTCCGCCAATCAGATAAAGCGCACCCTCGTAGTAGACCATCGTCCCACCGGAAGTGGGAGGGGGGCCATTTTCGGTGGGAAGGGTTTCATAATCCTCGAATACCGGATCGAAGCGATAGAAATCACTTAGAGCGGAGGCGGTCTGAAACCAATTAAGATCATCGTTACGCCCTCCATGAATATATAGATAACGGCCATCACTGGCTGTGTGGTGACCATAACGAGGTGAAGGGACGTTGCCATGGTCTGGCGACTCACGCCAGTCTGTCACCATCCAGTTACTCCACTTGACCTCGGATGACCCATTGTTAACGTCGATGGTGTTATATATCTCGCCGTTATCCGGCCGGGTCTCATAGATACTATACGCAGCACTGGAGCCTGCGTTGCGATCCTGAAAGAGCGGCCAGTTATAGGGCTTGTTTTCGTTTAGATCACTGCTTGTCTCCAACGCGATCACAAAGCAGGGATGGTCGAATGCCATATCCCCGGTGTCACCTACATTCAGATAGTCATCCGAACCGTCAAAGATTACGTAGCCCCGGTTCGAATCAAGCCTGTTAAAAGCAGGGCGTTCGCTGTCGCTCGCAGCCGTGGCTGTGAAGCCATTCAGGGTACGATCTTTCACCCAGCCTACCGGATCGCCAGTCGCCGGGTTACCGCCTGTACCATTTCGTTTAAGCTGCATCCGGTTTTGCTTATCGAAATCCAGCAAGCCGCCCTGATGCCCATCGGCAAAAAGCATCAGCCCGGTAGGGCCCCATACCAACTGAGAGCCTTGGTAGATCAGTACCGGCTGGTCACCCAAGCGAATGTCAGCTAACTTTCTATCTCCGAGTCTTAGCATTATTCCTCCGGCATTACGTAAAGGGTGGCACCATCCGTTGACGAGAGTTGCTGGTAATCGGAAACCGTCGTTCTGACAATTGAAGTTCCCTCGCCTTGAACAGCGGTCTGTGCCAGGGCTCCCTGCTTTGCGGTCGCATACTGATCTGGCGTCTTACCACCGAATGTTTCGACGTTCACTGTTAGGCTGACATCACTGCTACCGTCGAAGGTTGTTGACCCTGATGCGTCACCCGTCAGCGCAATTTTGCGAGAAGTGGCAAGTTTCACGGCGCTGTCAGCCGTCCCGGCTCCGGGTGAGATGTCTACCCACTTACTGCCTGACCACCGATAAATGTTGGCCGTATCATTGATCGGAACGACATAAATCTTGCCGGATTCCCCTGTTTCGGGTAGCTCGTCAACTTCGATCACATCATCCACGTAACTCGGAAGCTGCCCGGTCGGAATGACTCCGGTGTCATCAAGGGAGGCGAGTCCCCCGGGCGACCCCTTAATGTTTGTGTCGAGCTTCGTAGAGAGGTCCGGCTTGTCTGACAGGGAGTCATACGAACCATTGGTTGCCACATCCGCCAAAGAGTCAGGTTGAATAGCCGAATCCGCTTTCTCCCCCTGCTCAGATGTCGCAAAATAGGAAGCGTCATGACCATCCAGTTTGTCTGAATCCGCAGCCCTGAGAACGGGTGGGTTGGACTCAACCGGATAGTTCGCCAAGTCAAGTGCCTGGGGAATGGATAGCTCGGCATTATCACTGGATGTGATTTTACCCAACGCTGTCTTGTATCCGTCATTCGACCAGTACACCTGATAAGTACCGGGTTGCAGGTCAATATTGTAGGAACCGTCTTCATCGGTAGAAGTCTGGTACTCTGACTTCTCCAAGAGCCCACCTTTGGTGGTTTCCGTTGCGGTGAAGTAAAGGGAAACACCAGCAAGTGGTTCACCAGCGTTATAAAGAGTTCCGGTAAGCTTCATTACTTCGCTCCTTGAACAAACAAACTGTTAGTTATTATTTTCAGGCATGACATATAGTGTTTGTGGATCGAGAGACTCGATCTGCTCGAAATCAGAGGTTGTTGTCAGTACAATCGCTATTCCTTCGCCCTGAACGGCTGAATCTGCTTTTTCACCTTGTGCAGCATCAGCAAACTCATCGGCATCCGAAGAGGAAGCAGTGCCCAGGTCGGGTTTATCGGATAAATCCGAATATGAACCGCTGGTTGCGATAGTAGAGAAATCGGGCTTATCCGTGAGATCAGAATAAGAGCCACTGAAAAGAACGGGCTTGTTTTTCAGGTCGGCATAAAGACCACTAGTCGCAACCGTTTCCAGCGAATCAGATTGAACCGCAGAGTCTGCTTTTGCCCCTTGCTCTGAAGTGGCGAAGTAATCGGCATGGTGACCGTCAAGTTTATCAGCGTCGTCCGCTGTAATCGTTATCGATGTGAGTTTATCGTAAAGTTCATCAATAGTAGACTGTAATTGCTGAACATCTACCGTATCGCTGTTAGCCATAACCATTACCTGATACAAAAAAGCCCCACATAACTGCGAGGCTTATAAATAGATTAAGGGGTGGTAATTAAGATATAAAAAACCAAGCTTACCGTAGATCAGGGGATTTTAACCACGTTGGCGTTTACGGATGTAAGATAGAGAGAATCGAAGTTCTGATCCGTATCAGAAGTCTTTTGAACCGTGAGTTCAAGACTATTAGTCTTTGCAGGAAGCGCCAGACTAATCGAACCAAAGGAAAATATATCGTAGGGAAATGTATAGGTTTCCCCACCCCCGCTCAAGACAATGTTTACGAACGTCCTGATAGGTATTGTCCCGTCTTTTATATCCCAATCAAATTTAAGGGTTACGATAACTATTGGCGTATAGCCACCGTCCCTATCACCAAGATATTGATTGTGAGAATAAAAAGTCCAATTATTAGACCTACCCGACCAGTTAAAACTGGTGAAAGTGGCTACGTCGCCCTTAATGTCATCAGCAAACAGGGTTCCTCGAACAGTAGCATCATAAAACTCAACCGTGCCATTCTGCTCTATCTTCCAGCCTCTCGATCCTTGGCTATAGTTATTTGATTCAACATCTCCTGTGAATCGAGCCACTTCTTGGACATCGAGTACATCTGTACGAATATATCCATTCTCGATAAGTGATCTACCGTCATCAGTGACGATCTTACCAGCAGTAAGCTGACCGATAAGGGACTCAGGCATCACGACCCGGCCGTCTTCGACAATAAATGCCAAGACATGCTCCCCGCTCACCTCATTATAGATATAGAACTTATCGGCTACCGCACCAATCTCAGCGATGTCCCCATCCGTCTTGAGGCCCAATACCGCCTTAGAGTCTCCAACCTGAACAGTTCGAATCGCCCCAGCCTTAAACCCATTGCCGTCTTCTTGTACTACGGTATAAAGATCATCTTCTACCTGAGCCTGGGCAGTTTGAAGTGTAGTTACTTGTCGCGCCAGGTTAGACCGTACTATTTGCTCTACACGAAGGGTCGAGTTGTTTGTCTCACTGGCAGCTTTTAAAAGCAGCATCTTGACGGCCTGCTCATCACTACCACGTCGTAATTCGCTGATCGCCTTTTCGTTATTTTCAAGCTGCTGCCTAAAACCATCTAGGTCAGTATCTACCTGCTGAAGGACGCCGGGGGAAACACCTTCCACAATGTCATCATAGAGCTGGCCTTCCTGCTCAATCTCGTTTCTCAGAGCATCAAAGATGTCATCGAAGTTCTCGTTAGTTGTAGCCTGGGTCGTAAACCATTCGGACTTACCGTAAGCGTTGACTCCTCGGACCCAATAGTAATAGGTCTGTCCCGGAGTCCGGCCGCTATGAGTAACACTCGCGCCCTGCGATAGATACTCCGCCCGTTCGGTTACTTCCGCATTCGATATATCTGAAATAGTCGACCAGTAGTATTCCCAAGTACCACCACCAAGATCACCACTGTTGAGTGTCGGAATCAGCATAATGCTATCCCGAGCCTCAGTAACTACAACTCTATCTGGCTTGGGTGGCTGAAGAATATCGAAGGTCGCAACGCCCTCACCTGACGTAGCCAGAGAACCGCGAGCCGACACACCAACGGTATAGCTACCAGCCGTGAGCCCGGATACAGACAAATTTGTCACGCCGCCCGGTACTTGTGCCGACTGCACTGCGCTCCCGTCATGACGAATCACCACGTTATAATGAAGCGCGCCGGGAACAGCATTCCAAGTAATACGCCCCTGCTGTACGTCCCCGATCCGCTTGACCAGGTACCGTACGTTAGCGGGCGCGGCCATACCGCCAGTCGGCATATCAATGAAATCAGGTGGGCTGTAGGGCTGCGCTACTGAGTCATCGAAAATGTCAGCCGATACTGCGCTCAGAGTTACCTGACAACCCTCAGTACCGCTGAACTCCCAATCGGAAACAGCAAACTCGCCGTCAATATCAAGTGTCGGCAGACTGACCCTAACCACGCGCCCGGGACGGCACGCATACCCAGCGAAGTTCAGCTTCAGCTTTAGGTTACCGCCCGCACGTTTCTTGCGAAGCTGAATATTGGCAAGTCGCTGAGCCTGGTACGCATTAGTGACGAAGCGAAGATTGAGTGTATCTTCAATCTCTTCTCCATCCTGTTCGACCCATTCATCGACTTGTACCGAGGGGTAGTCGGTTTCAGTCCATCGTTGAGCGGGATCGACGAACGTGCCGCGAATGGTGTTCACCGCATCCGAACGAGAAACCTCTGTCGAACCCTGGACCTGACCAATGACCATATCTTCGGTGATGGTGAACTCAGCCGGGCCGTAATAGGCACCGGCCATGAAACCGAAACGCCCACCGATACGAACCAGGTTACCCGCACAGGTAGCCTCTATGTCGGAAATCACCTCGTCCTTGCGTTCGTCGGCCTTGAAGCCACCTGCCATAGCATAGCGCTTATCGACTCCACCATCGGGGTTAGTAACAGATTCGTCACAGATATTGGCTGCTTCACTAAACATGTCGAAAACGATCTCATCGTCTGGCACATTCAGGCGGTTACGTAGATACCAAAGCATGATAAGAGCGGGGTTATCACTATACCCGGTGCTCTCATCACGGGGGTCATAAAGCTCGTCGTTAAAACGTCCAGCGAACTTGAAGTCAGGGATGCCTGACGCGAAGTAATCAGAGTCGTAGGTCAGGGTCAGTCGAACGTAAGTCAGCCCTTTACCGATCTGGCTCTCCCGCCAATCGGGACTATTATTCAGGAGGTACTGATTTACTTCATCCGGGTCACTGACAACGTCCCATTCGATTAACCCGTCAGAGTCGTTAGCGTCCTCCTGATTGGCGTACACCGTCCTGATACCGTCGATGTGACCCTCAGTTACGGCATACACCAAATAAAGCTTCTCTTCGTCATCCCGGTCCTGGTCGCCGGTCTGCTCCTGAGCCCAAAAAAGCAGACCGCCAACGCCAATATCACCAAACACCCAGCGAACCGGCTCTTTCGACGAACGTACAGTCTGCTTAACATCCCCCTGGTTGGTATTAGCGTTGGGTTTCTGGCCTTTACTGGTAGCTGAATAAATCGTCGCCGCCGCCGTGATGCCGAAGTACGGATTACCCGTAGCGAACCCGACAGCGACACCGACTGCGACCGAGGCGACCGCTTCAACCGCGTCACCCATCTTCTACCCTCCATGCCAATTCAGGGGTTGCTTTCACACGACGAACGCCGTTCTGCGTGATCGAGAACACTGAACCAGCCCAAACGACCCCCATGGTGTTGCCGATTTCGCCCTCGAACATCACCATGTCGCCGCGCTGAGCTTTTGTGACCGGCACACGCTCAAAGTAGGCATCACACGCCTTTTCCAAGCTCCCGTGAATTTCAGTTAACTTTCGCTTAGCGCCAATCTCGGTTGTGTAATGTCCTCGGTACTTCTCAGCCGGGTCGATACCGCAGACAGCGATGCAACAGTCGGCCGCAAACGTACAGCAGTCGTTCTCACCCCACGAAAAAGCCGCCTCGTGGGCGGCTTGAATCGCGTCGTAAAGCTTTTGAGGCCAGTTCATACTTCTCATAACTATCCCGGATACTCGAATGAAGGCGCATCTTTTTCAGCGCCCCAATAGATAGGCCATTCGGACAATTGAGCAACGGCATAGAACAGGTCATCACCCGGATGCCGTGCCTTGTGATTCTCGTAGGTCCAACGTTCGGTGCCTTTACGCTGCCAATACGTCATCCGGTCGTTGATAGTGACCGTCACGGCGTTGGCACCGTCACCATTTCCGCTGTAATTGAAACTGGCAGCATCCATTTTTCCGCTGAAAAGAATGTCAGCCGAGTAGTCACCGGTTTCATCATCGATGGCAACAAGATAGACCTTGCCGTCTCTTCCTCGGCATCGATCTTTCAATGTGCTTGACACAATCGAGGAATCGAGCCCCGAGAGAGTCAAATCAAGTGATGTAGGCGAATCTCCGCCCAACTCCTCCTTGGCTGGTTCGATACTGCCAAACGACCCAACGCCCTGATATGTCCGACCGTCGATGGTGAGAACGCCGGTGCCCGAGTGAGCCAACGCTGGCGTATTCTGAAAATCGAGATAGACGGCAAATACGATCCGCACCGTCTCTCGCGATAGCATGTCGACGACGCTATCGGAAAACGGGAATGACAACATGGTTAGCTCTCACTGCGTGATGATTCGTTCGCGGCACTCAATCGTGCATGTCGATTTCGGCCCCAGTTCTCGGTTAATCGGGTTCGCCGCGTTTTTCAGGCGCATGACTGCATATGGGTCTGAGTAGTTGACCGCATCACCGCTGGCAGGCGCCTGGCGAATCCAGATATTGAGAGGTAGCGTCGCCAGGCCATCAGCATCCGACTCAACATCGTTCGTAATCTCGAACAGTTGGTCGTTGACCGTCACATAGTCACCACGTGACAGCACTTGAGTATTGGCCTGCCAACCACGAGTAGCCAAGGACCGAGAGTTTTGGCCGCCCCCGTCTACTGTGACCGTACCCAGGCCGCTGGGAGGTGTCCGCAGCCAGTCGCGCAGGCGGAAAAGTCCGGCCGGGCCGTTCAGACGCCCCAAAAACGACGAGAGGATGCGCTCCTGAAACGGCTTGAGGCCGCGAAACGTTAATGTGCAATCCCAATAGTCGCCCGGGTATGTGGCGATCTGCTGGTGATTCGTCAGTGTTGAGGTGAATACCCGGGTGTTGTACTGAACGCCCCAGTCCATTGCCTGGGGGCACAGCTCCCGGGGCCAGTCTTCAATGGTCATACATCCAGCTCCCGGCGCAGCTTGCGGTTATTGCGAAAATCGTCATACACGCGACGGTAGCCACGTTCAGCGCCCTCTTGGGCCGCTGCACGTACCAGCTCCCGGTCATGTGAGGAGGAACCGTTCCCGACGCTAATATCCTGCTGGATGGACGGTACGGAAGACGGCATGGCGCCACCCGAGGGCAACGTCATTCGCCCGGTGGAAGGTGCCGACTCCATACCCCCACGCCGGAACGATTCAATCGCAGGGATGCCGATACGATTGACATCATCCTGATTGAATACGTATTCGCCCTTGTGGACCGAGCCAGCGACATCGTATTTACCCCCGTCGCCGGTATATCCACCCGACGCAAACAGTCCGGTATCCATACCCAAAGCTCTGACGCCTCCTAGGGCCACGGAAGCGCCGCCGCCGCCCGCTGAACCGGCAAGGCCCAGCATACTACCCAGACCGAGAGCGGCCTGCTGGGCTGTTATCCGTGCAGACTGGGCGATGATGGTGTCAGCGAAATCGGAAAAGGAAATCTTCCCGTTCTTCACAAAGTTGGCGACGCTGCTTTCCCACGCATCGAACATGCCAGACATGAACGAATCAGCTTGTGACGCATGATCGCGAATAATGCTCAGGTAGTTATCCCAGGAACGAGATACACCGTTTTCCCACTCACCGCGCATGGCATCGAGCCGATCATAGTATTCACGGTTCATCGCCAGCGCCTGATCACGAGCATCGCGAATCTGCTTTACCGCCTGCTGGTATTGGTCGGACCCGAATGCCGATTCCGGCGTTTCTTCGTTCAGGTCCGACATATACCCTTGGTAGTCGCGCATGATCTTACGTTGCGCTTCTATCTGCTCCTGAGCCCTGTCGCCCTGGTCAAATACGCTCAGCTCATCGTTTTGCTGTCGGCGACGCGATGACAGGTCCGACTGAACCGACGACTCGATCTGAGCCGAGCGCTCTTTCAATTGATTCAGCGCTTCCTGCTTATCGACCTGTTCCTGGAGCGTTTCGGACACAGCCAGCGCCCGGCGCAACTCTTCTTCGTTCTGCCGAAGGGAATCGTTATCGCCATTTTGTAGCTGCTCGTTGAGTTCGACCCGCTGCTTCTCAGCCCATGTCAGGTCGCCGTTGATCTTGACCTGCTGGCGCAACTCGGCATTGTGCTTAGAGATAGACTCCAGCATTTTCTCAGCGTCTGACCGGCCGGGATCAGAGCTGCTGTCCCCTGAATCACGAATCTGCTCGATTCTGTCGGCTACCTGTTGAGCGGCAACCTTGAACTGATCGTCGCCGTGCTGGTCATAGGCGTCGAGGTACTTCTGACGCTCCTGCTGAAGGCTGTTGATCCGCTGTTCAGTGGATTCGTACTCCTTCGCGTTTTCCGACAGCTTCAGATACTCTTGAGCTGCTTCACTCTGCGCCCTGGCTTTCTCGTTCTCTTGCTGACGAATGATCTTATTCGTGGCCTGCATCCCTTCAAGAATGCCCAGCTCCGTCTTAAGATCGCCGGTACGCCCAAAAAGCGAGTTCAATGCTCGGTCGCCGCCCAGGAAACCGCCCGACAACTGGTTCTGTAAAGACTGGGTACGGTCGCTATCGTTGCCGATGCCCAGCGCCCCGGCCGCTGAACTCAGGTCTTCATTGATAGCGCTACTGACTCCGCCCCAAAAATCATTCCAGCCCGATTGCAAGCTATTCAGCAGACGGTCGACCGCGTTGAGATTATCAAGGACCTGCTTTGAAGCCTTGTCGCTGGCGTCACCCCACGCCTCCATGGCCTCCTGTACTGCCTGCTGCTTATTGCCCTGCTCAACGAGTCGCTGAATGTGCTGTGCGGTACTCTGGTCAAGAAAGTGATACTGAGAGTTCAGTTCCTGGAGCGCCGATACGGGGTCTTCTGCGATTTTGGCGTATTGAGAGACGAGGCTTTCTACTGACTCCCCTGTCGCCTGGTTCCTGAGCGCTACCGACTCGGCAACGGTGCCGATCTCACGGAACGAACGCTGCCCGGTGTTCGCCATCGAGGTAATCGCCTGCTTAGCGGCATCCGCGTTCCCCGTCTGATCTCCAATCCTCTCGGATAGCGCCTGAAGCTCTCCGGCGGTCGTGTTGGCGTAGTTGTTGGTAAGGGTCAGCGCTTGCTGAAACTCATCCTGTCGACTCGCGGCCGAGTAGATTGCTGCACCAAAGCCCGCAACCGCTGCCGCAGCAACAGTGAACGGGTTGACCATGCTGAGAACGTACTTCGCTGTCTCGCGCAGAGCCGTTCTGACATCCCCGAAGATGTCCTTGAGCTGGCCGCCCTGTTGCAACAGCACCTGCATGGGCGGCTGCCCCATCTGGAGAGATGTAGCAATATCGGTGAACTGCATCGGAAGCTGGCGAAGAGCTGCTTGCTGAGCCCGAGCCGTGGTCCCGAATTGCCCCATCACCTCGTCTGTCTGCGTTACCTCTTTGCGCATCTCACCGATGCGGGTCGAATACTCCTGATATCGTTCAGAGTCGATCCGGTTATCGGCCATATGCCGATCCAGACGCCGCTGCATCTCGTCTAGTTCTCCGAGACGCGAGGTAGTCGGATCAATCTGCTTCACCAGGGCGTTGAAGTCCCTCTGCTGATCACGAGCCTCTTTCTCCATTCGCTGGAGTGAAGCAGTGGTACCATCCGCCTGCTTCCGCAGTCGTTCCAGCTCAGCAGCGTACGTCTGATACCCCTGCTGGCCGACGTTACCGGCCGCCATGGCCGCGTCCAGACGCTGCTGCTGATCATTGATCTGTTGTAGCTTTGTAGATACAGGGTCAAGCTCGCCGACCAATTTCTGGAAATCAGCACGAGACCCCATCCCGTTCATTTCCGAATTGGTACTCTGAATCTCATCCCTGAGCCCGACGAGTTGAGACCGCATTGTGCGGAACGTCTCCCCCTCGTCCATATTCGGCATCTTGAGGTTGAAGTTTCCGCTCTCGAACGCTGTATCAAGGTCACGGATGGCCTTGTTGACCTGATTGATCTTTGACGTTGCCGGGTTCAGTTTTTCAAAAGACTTGGCGGCCCTATTACTGAACTCTTCGGCTTTGCGCTCTGATCGCGTTAGCGACCTATCGAAACCGCCTGTGCTGGCTACCAAGTCGACCGTAAGCTGACCTATTTTACGTGTCGCCATATAAACTCCGGGCACAAAAAACCCGGCGCAACGGCCGGGCATGAAAAACCCGGCGCAACGGCCGGGTCTGTATGTTTGGTATCAGGAACCTAGTAACTTATTCCTTTCCTGCTCGAACTGTTCTTCAGTTATCGCATTGTTATCTCGCAACCTCGCCAGTCGCTCAACCTGTGAGTATTTATCGGGAGCTGACTCGGCATTCGATGCCTGGTTCGCTTCCTGTAACCACGAGGGGGTGGTCGTGGGTGTCCCGGAATCGGTAGAAGCCCAAACCAAAGCGACGACCCAGCCAATAAAGGTCCAGCCGGTCAATAAGTTCAGAACTGCGATAGCGCCCGAATTTTTATGATCCTTCCTGCTTGCGACGATTGTCGGAATGAAGTAAATAGCCGCCGCAACCACAAATATGACGAGACTGTAGACTCCGTCCATGTCCACCATATTTACCCTCGCTTGTTTCTTTATGTTACATATATACATAAAACCATACACAAAACAAGCAGTCAAGCGGCCTTCCGTAGCTCATTCAGAAATTCGTCAAACGTAGCAGATTCAGTGTTATCCGGCGCTGACCACTGATGAGATGGTTCGGAAACCTCATGCGGCATGAAGTCCCCGGGAGATATATCACGATTGCCAGCCAGTCGATATACCGCTGCCAGCAAATAGGCGAAGCCTGTCTCCAATCGGCGCCCGGTATTGATCGACCCCCGTTTACGCAGATACCGAGCCCACATCAGAGTCTCCCGATATGTGAGCCGTTCCTTCGCCTCCGCGACTGTTCGCCCACCGACACCATTGAGCACCAACTCGCAAAACATCTCATCAGTGGGCGTTATGTCTTTCCCTCGTCGTCCTCTTCATCATTCTCATCGACAGGCGACCTCTCGACCTCATTCAACGCACTGCACAACGCCATCAGCAGGGACTGCTTGAATCGTTTAGCCGTGTTATAAGGGATCGCTGCGTGGTCCTGCATTCGTACCATCCGATGAACACGCCGAGCCATGAACGAACCATCACTGTCATCCTCCTCTCTACCGAGCTGAGCGGTGTTCAGGAAGATGTATTCATAGTCAGCAGCACTCATCTCTCGCTTGACGAATACCTGAAACTCCAGGGTCTCGTCACCGCTATCCCATTGAACAGTCTTCTCTTCAAAGCCGTCGTCAATGGTACCTTTCCGTACAAGCTCTTCAAGATTCATAATGTTACCTCTGTAGAAAGCGGGCCGAGGCCCGCTTCATGACCAATTAACTACCAGAAGTAGAGCCCGAACCGGAATCCGTGTCCGCCGTCTTCGGGATCGCGTTAATCCGACCGGAAATCTGAGCCGATACACTCGACTGAACAACGTCGTTCTGGTTAAACGTGAACGGATATTCGCTAATGTAGGCTTCAAAGCGAATCCAGGACCGGGTCTCCGGGAGCGTTACTGAAGCCGAATCCGACTCCAGCGACGGAGCCTCTGTGCCGTCAGACCAACCGACAAAGAAGTCCGTTTTATCACCCCTATCGTAGTGGTCGTACACAGCGATATGGGACTCATCCTGAAGGTCGGTATTGATAGTGAATGTAGCGGCTCCGGGAGTCCTGAGCCCCGCTTCATATTCACGATCCTGGTTTGCGAGGCAGGTTGTCTCAATCTGATCGCGAGGGGAGCTGATCCCGTCCAGAGAGTCGATGCAGCCGACTTCGACGATCTCGCCATTCTGTCGGTCGTGCATATAGAGTTGAGTGCCCTGCGTCTTAACGCCACTCATGGGCTTTCCTCCATATTTCAGGCATAAAAAAGCCCGGCTCGATGGCCGGGCTGTTGGCGTTTATTGAAAGGCGGATTACCGAGGTACTATCCAGTCAACGTCGAATGAAAAACGCCAGTTACGGGTATCCTCGTCCCGCTCGTTGAGGTTGTATGAGGTGACGTATGCGGCACCTTCCATCGCATGAATCAAAGCATCAGCCGCTTCATGAGCGGCCCCCTGATCCGAGGCGAAAACATCTATTTGTATTGTGAATCTATCTGTATCCGGGCGTTGAGCCAGATAGTTATAAGGCATCCCCGACGCAATCTGATGAGTAGCGTATGGCGTCGAGACCCCCTGCGGTGCTTCGGTAGGAAACAGACGAACCGGGTCTGTGCCCAGCACCGCAGTCACAGCACTTTTACCGGAACAGGTTTTGAAAACGGGTGGGTACACGTCATATGCTCCGTTCGATGCTTCGTCTCATTTCTGCCACGAATGTCGAAAAAACCGACTCGACATTTTCATTCATGGCCGGGCGGAGAAAAGGTCGGGCTCGACTGCGACCTGTACCGAACTCAACGAAACGCCAGTACGTGACTTTACCGGCTTCCTTGTCGCCTTTTCGGTAGCGAGCACCACCGCGCACCCCCACTCGTGCCGACATGTTGCCGGTCTTGCGATCAATACCCGTGTTCAAGATTATGTGGTCGGCGATGTTCAATGGGGTTCGAGGGTCATCAATACGCTCAGCGTTTTCCCTGGCGTCACGCTTAATCAGGTCCATTGATCGGCGCATGGACGGCCGCAACGCCTTCTCCTGCATTGACCCAGGAAGTCGTTTGAACTCCCGGGAAATCTGAGAGAGCCCCTTGATAGAAAACGAAACGCTTTCACTCGGCATCATCGGCCCCCCTGCTGACAGGGAGCGTGACGTACTCCATACCGGAATCCTCGTCCGGCAACTGCCCCTCGATGTTGTAAATGTGCCGCTCACCACGACGAGTATGAACAACCCGCATTGTCGGCTTGATGCCCGGTCGCCAGCGGATAACCACCCGCGCTGTAACCTGCGAGCTGACCGCTTGCGATGCGACGAACTCCCGGGCGCTCAAAGGCTCAATCGAAGCCGGTACGTTTCCCCAGCGGACCGCCCAGGATTCTTCCATGGCTCCCGTTTCCGGGTTCTGAGTCATCTGTTTTTCTTCTATATTGACCCTGTGGCTGAGTTTCCCGGCTCGCATTGGCCTTACTCCGCGAGATAACCCGCAGCCCGGAGGCTAGCGAGTAATGCGTTGAACTGAGCGGTCACATCACTACCGTCGCTGGAAGCATCAGCTACCGCTTCAGCCGGGTCTTTACCTGAAACTTCAAGGCCGGTTACAGTGCCGCCATCTTCCACTTCAAGCACCCCACCATTACCGATAACCAGTCGCTGACCGCCTTCTGTCGTATGTACTGCTGGCTGCTGTGCCATCTTCATCTCCTTTACGGTGTGCCCAGTCACGATCTGCCCACAGCAGATTCTCCGCCGTAGGGTTCGTATACGCTGAGTTCTCGAACTGAGCCTCGCGATTGGCGAACAGGTCGCCCAGGACCAGCAACATCGCTGCCTTGAAGTTGCGAGACAGTGCGTCTGCGCTGTCCTGATTCGGGTTGTCGCAATACCAGAGGCACCAATCGAGCGCTGCTCCGGCATACAGGGAGATCAACTCGTCCTCAGCGTCATGATCCAGACGTAGATGGGCCTTCATGGTGTCGAGAGACACCACCTGAGTCGGTTCAATCATGAGCTATAGAGGGCGGTCGCCCGCCCTCTCCTACGGTTAGCTGGACGTGAACGAGCCCCGGACAATGGCCTTGGGACGATAGTGGGCCAGCGCCAGGCGTTCCTCGGCGAGGATCGTAATCATGTTCTTGATGAAGTTGTCACGATCACTCTCGGAAACGGTCACGCTGGCATTCCACTGGTCCCACACCTGCGATGCCAGGCCAAAGGCGCCAACGGTGAACGTGCCCTGGGTCTGCTGCATGGTCGGAACCACAGGCAGGCCCCAAATGCGATTCGATGCGAATGCCTGCGGACCTCCCAGGATGTAGCGGCCGTCACCATCCTTCATGAGAGCGATAGTGTGCCAATCCCGAGGGTTCAGAATCAGGCCGCTGGCCGAGTAGTACGATTCGGTGACCTGGTAAATCGCATGGGCCAACTTATCCGCCATCGAGTCACCGGACGCATCGAGTTCGGTGTCATAGCCGGTAGCGACCGTATTCAGACCCTCAAGGTTATCGCCCTCGCCGTTGCCGTTGAGGAACTGCATATCCTCGACCTCACCGAGGCCGCGCAGCAGCCGGTTCTGGATATACGACTGGAGCTGCGGAGCATCACTCATTGCCTGGCGCGATGCCTGGACGAAATGCGCAATGACCTTAGTGGTGGTCGAGTGCTTCTCGAACGTGAAGTTGGATTCAGGCTTCTGTTGAGTCTCGGGGACAATGGCCGCCTGGTTATCGGTCATGTTCTCCCGGACGTACTCCAGGGCACTGGTCGACAGGCTACCCTGCATCAGCAGGTCACGAATGCGAAGCGGCATCTCCGGGTCACGAATGACACCGGGCATCCGGTAGGGCTCAACCAGCGGATCGACACCATCGGAGTCGGTGGTCAACGCCTTGTGGAAGCTACCAATTTCCTTTTTGAACGAGTTACTTCCACCCTTCAGGTGCTCAACGGCTTCCTCCGAAGCGGCCCTGAATACCGACTTCTGGTTCTGAGGATCGTTGGCAGCGCCCTTGCTCTGCTCCAGCTCAAAAAGCCGATCCCCAAGCTCTTTCTGTCGATCATTTACTGTCTGAAGCTCACCCTTCAGCTCTTCGTTAACCCGGCCATTAGCCTCGATCTGGCTCTTCTGCTCATCGTTCGCAGCCTTGAGACGACGCTCCATCTCACCGAGTTCGGCTTTGATAGTCTCAACACCCATTATTTACCACCCTTAATATCAAAATTGCGAATCATCGAGAGGACTTCATCAGCCTCTTCATCATGCTTATGACTTTCGGAATCGCTCCGAATGGTCGCCTTGACACGCGAGATCACCCCGAGTGCCTGGGACTTCGATAGATTGGCTGACTCCCTCAACCAGTCCTCGATGTCCTTGATTGTTTCGACCCCATCCAGAGACTTGACGCTGGAAACTCTGGCTCGCTCATTCGCCGGCCAAGTGCAAAGGCTGATCTCTCGAAGGGTGTCGATACTGGAAAACACAAGTCCTGTATCACTCTCCTCGACATCACTCATATTGACGGTGAATCCGACCGAAAGACCGCCAACAGTCTCATGCTTCATAGCAGCACGAAGATCGGACGATTGCTGCATCCCGGGGGTCAGTTCGCCCTTGGCATAGAGCCCGTATTCATCTTCGTGCAGGTCTAGCCATTTACCGACTGGCAAATCGAAACTGGCATGATTGAAAAACATTCCCACATTGCTTCCCTTTTCCAGGGCGGGCGCAAATGCGCCCTGGGTAACTACATCGCCGTGGGAATCTTTATTGCCGAATACGCTGGCATAGCCCTCGAATGTACCCTCATCGCCATCTTCAAATTTGACGTGGGCCTGTTCCAGCGGGATTGTTTTCTCAAACTTCTTCATTCTTTATCCCCTAAAGAAGAAGCCCCGCTTGGAGCGGGGCTTTCGTCTTCACCTGCCATCGACAAGGGCACGTTCTGTTTCTGAATAAGCGGCTCATCACCCCCCTCAACCGGCGGTAAGTTTTCGCGTGCCCTCGCTTCATTAATCGTATACACGCCGTTTCGCGTCATCGTACTGAGGAAGTTGGCCCGTGCCGTGGAATCGCCACGCAGTAGCGTCTCCAGGTTATGCTGGACGCGAATACGATTAGCACCTCGACGATCCGAGGGGCGAACCAACTGCCGTTCGATGGCGCTTTCCCAGGCCTTGAAATAATCCATCAGGGTCGATTGAACGAACTCGATGTTCTGTTGTTCGATCCCGGAGCCCCATGATGTACTATTTTCAATGTGCCCGATCTTGTGGGGAGGAACACCGAAAATTCGGGCTATTTCCGCGACCTGAAAGCTCCGTGACTCCAGTGTCTGAGCATCCGTGGGGCTGATCGTAACGTCCTCGGTTTCAAAGCCCGCTTCCAGAATCCAGAGCCGGTCGTTAACAGGGCCGTGAGCCATCTCACTGAACCTCTGTTTGACAATTTCGCGCTGATCGCTGTCCAGTATCTTGTCGCCTGTCTTCAAAATCTTGGGCGTCTTGGCGCCGTTGGCATAGAACTCCTTTTGTTGGTCTTCCATGGCAATAGCTACGCCCAGTGTTCGACTGGCGTTAGCAATCGGTGAAAGACTGACAATGCCGTCAGTTCCGAAGCCTTTCAGGTGAAAGATGCGATCCGACGTGTAATCACGAAAACCGTCGCTACGGTTCACCCGATAACGAAGCTGGCTCTCATCGTTCAGGAAAACGTCGACATTTGGAGACTGAAGCGGGATGAGCGATGTCACCTCGCCTGCGCTGTTTCGATCAATGAATGCGTAGGCATCACCGAACAGGGTTCGTTGAACGTTCATCGCCTTCCGAAAGTCGTACGGCGACATGTAGGCGTTTGGCGAACCGTGGAACAGCTTGGATAGGTAGTGTTCAGGCTCCAGGGATTCCGACTCGTCCTGACGCCATCGGTAGAACTCGATGGGCATACTGGATGTCATAGTGGAAAGCAGGCGAACGCACGCCCATACAGCGCTGATCTGCATGGCACGTCGGTCAGTAACCTCGGACTCACCAACGTGACCGTGAGCTGACGACGGGCCATTGATCTGACCCGAATCAGGGGTTACAAGACGGCCTCCTGAAAACCATGAAACCAGCCGCGCCCAAATACCCGAGTTCGTTTGCAGGTCAACTGAATAGTTGGAATCGGCCATATTCAAAAACTCAAAGGCGATGAAATGAAATCGTCGAGAAGGCCGTCTATTTCAACCTCGGTAGATGCCATGCGCATCGCCATAGCAAGGGCAACCATACCGTCGATCCGAGACGTGGCTTTCGACTTGTCGAGTTTGCGGTTTCCCGCTGCGTCCTGAGTGACAACGGCACCGGATGCACACATGGTCATGACTGGATTCATGCCGTGATTCATACGGCCATTCAGCAGTTCTGACTCCAACGTATCGAGCGCTGGGGCCATGTCCTTGTAGCCCTGACCGTGCTCAAGCAGGGGTAAGTTGACGCCTATCGACTCGGCTTCACGACGCAATAAATCAATTCGGTAACGGTCGTATGCAATACCGGCGACCTCACAGTCCCTCATGAGGTCCGCGATGTCGCGCATGACGTATGAGTAGTCCACCGTGGCCCCCGGAGTGGTCCGCAAATACCCCTCGCGTGCCCACTGGTCATACGGCCAACGGTCCCGCTTTGCCCGTTCAAGTAGTCCCTCTTCGGGAGTCCAGAAGATCGGCCAGACATGCCAGACACCCCTGCTCATGCCCACAAGCACCAGAGCCGTCAGGTCAGTACGTGTGGAGAGGTCCAGACCGCCGTATACGGTCATCCCCTCCAGGGGAACTGGCCGTTCTCCGCAACTCTCCCATACAGATTTACTGACAAACGGGGCAACGGTAGACACGCGCTGGTTCAGACACAGGTTGCGAAACGTGTTCTCGAACGCAGGCATTCGGCGAGCTTTTTCGGCCTGTTTTTCGAGGTCGGACCTCTTCCTGAAAACACCCAGTGCCGGGTTCGCCGCAGCCCACGCTTCCTGGTCATTAACCGGGGCATCCTTACCGGCTGCGTACACATGGCTGATGATGTGTGGGTCACCGGACTCTGCGGCGTCGTCGATCCAGACCGATAGCAGGTCGGCATCCTCGGCAGCCTGCGTACTGATGCACAAGAGCAACGGGTCGTCATGAGCGCCCTGTGCCGTGGTAACAGCGTCTACGAACTCATCCTGCGACCCTTTCACCTGGCCGGTCTCGTCCAGTATCGCGAGGATCGGGCTCAGCCCGTGAGTGGTTTTGCCCTCCGCCGAAAGCGCCTTGTATTCCACATTCATCGGTAGCCCGATGAGGCGCTTGCTCGACGGGATGATGTGTACCAGCCCCTCCAGGTCCGTATTCAATCGGATCATCTTCACTGCGAGGTTAAAGATGATCGACGCCTGCTCCCGTGACATGGCGCCTGAAACAATCTGACTGTTCTGTTGAGCTTCAGGCCCAATCAGGTGCGCCAACACGATACCGGCGATTAGCGCCGACTTGCCGTTCTTTCTGGCGATCGACAGGATGCCCGTATGCGAGCCATGCGGGTTGTCGTACACCGAGAGGATGAAATCGCGCTGAAAATCCTCCAGCACGATGGATTGGCCTACCTTGGCCCCCTCGGGTACTCGACAGTAACCCTCAATGAATCGAATTACCTTTTCCCCACGGGTAGCCATAACCTATCTCTTCAGTGCATCGGCCTCGGAATCAGGCCATCGTCCTCAGTGGATTCAATCGACTGCTGCGACTGGCGCTGCTTGCTGTTCTTCTTCGTCTGGTCCTCACTCGGCCCTTGCGTGGCGTGTGCATGGACCTGAATCGTCTTCGCCAGGGCTACAGCCCGGCGTGACAGGGTTTCGAGTAGCGAATGCTTCGGATTCACGATCTGTGTGCCCTTTGCGTTCACTACGATGTCGCCCTCTTCCGCGATCTCGGTAGACAGCCGCTCTATATCGGCCTGGCACCGCGCCAGATTGGCTGCATGTGCCAGGTCAACGCCCGTCCAGCTTCCACGCGCGCGTGCGCGAGTGATGTCGTACCAGAACGGCCAGTCGACATCCCGGAGCTTTACATGGGCCGGTGGTTCGAGGTCCGACTGCGCCGCGTCCATCGCCTCAGCAGCGTATTCAGCGCCGTCAGACCGTTTTCTGCGTGCCATACGGTCCTCCTTGATAGGCGTAAACAAACTGGGCATACCGCTGAAACAACGGCATCCCCTGTATGTTCATGCCCTTCAAAAAACGGTTAGATTGTTTTTTCGACTGCGCGGCCGGTCAGCCGGGTCGGGGTGGTCAACTTTTAACCACCCCCGCCAAGACATTGATTTTGAACGATTTTTTGGTAACACCGTCGGGCTTGCAATGTTATAAAGTAATAAGCAAGCAGCCACGGAAGGTTGGTAGTAGGCAACCAAAAGGGGACGGTTGGTTGTAAGTTACTGATACTGCTGGTTTTTATCTCGCATCAAAGCCAGGAAATGCTCGACAGAATCCGCACGCATACGCTTAACCATGGGCATTATTGCGCCGCGTGCCCTGTTGCATTCGCTGCAACTCGTGACAAGGTTGCGCGGACTGTTGTGCAACGGCTCATCATCCAGATGATCCGCCACAGCAGTCTCCCAGCCGAGAGCAGCGCCGCACCAGTAACAAGGCTGACAGCGACCGGCGTTTAGCTCATATAACAGCCAGCGATGCTCTAAAACGTAACCGCGTGCGTTGGCTAGTGGATGATCGTGCGCTGGTATCAGCCAATATCCATTTGACGTTTTATACCCTTTCCCAGCCATACAACTATTGACACCAAAGGCAAGATGAGTTAACGCGCACGCACGCGCTATAGAATGTCGCGCCTAGTGCCAGTGATCACCTGGATCGACAGGCTGGCCGTCGGCGTTCCCACCCGGCTCTGCGCCCTTGTGCTCGTGTCGCTGCTTTACGCTGTCGTGACATGTCTTGCACAGCGCTTGCCAGTTTGAGCGCCGCCAAAATAGTTTAGAGTCGCCACGATGTGGCTTTATATGATCGACGACTGTTGCGGCTGTCACAGCGCCTTGGCGCTCGCATATGACGCATAGCGGGTTGTTTGCAAGATATTGAGCCCGGGCGCGTTGCCATTTGCTGCCATATCCGCGCTGCGCCGTTGTCTTGTCGCTGCGCCAGGTCACAGCGGACGCCCTGCCAGGTCGGTCTGCTGCGGGCTCTCGCTTTCGTCGCTTTGCTCTAACAGCGTCAGCACAACGCGATCATTAGACGCTGCTAGAGCGTCGATGGCTCTCGTCTGATCGTGAATCGCTGCCGTTAGCTCTCTTAGCTCTGTTTCTAGTGATTCGTTCATAAGCTACTCGCGCCCAGCGGGCCGCTTTTTCTCGCCTTTCCTGACATGATTTGCAGGCCATAACTCACTGATTTTGTTGAATTAATAAAATCTTGTATGTTTTGTTGTATTTTTTGTTTGACGGTCCCGGATGTCAGATGTATTGTATTAACCATCGCAAGGCAAGACAGACAGAACACAGACAGAAATACACAGCGAGGACGAAGAAATGACTACTGTTAACGAAATGACAGACGCGCAACGCCAGGCCATCGCACAGCTCGAAACCATCGAAAACGCGATGAACGCCTATCATAACGACTGGGACGAACTGGAATCGCTGCGGCGGCTCAAAAACGATGACGCCCACCTTGCCGGGTGGTCACTTGTCGGCTGTATGCCAGACAGCGAGCCGCAGTCATACGACGACGCCGACGACGCCCGTACTGCGCTTGTTGATGAACTGAATGAACGATCCGAAAGCCTGAGCGAACTGGCCGAGGCCGCTGTCAGCGAAGATGCAGCCGAAGCGCACCGGAGGACCGCCGACAACTATCGCGAAGCCGCCGAACAAATCGAACTAGACAAACTTACGAGCATCGTCGTTAACAGCTCTAATTTCTGGATCACGCCCGACGAAAACAAGGGCCTTGATGCTGAAAGCGCCGCCGAACTAGCCGAACTGGAAGCTGCAACCGATGGCCACGACGATCAGGACGAAGCGCACGACGCAATCTACGAAATACCGCTTAGCGTCGAGTTCCGCAGCGGCTGGACAACTCCTGAACAGGGTATGCAAGCGAGCGAGTTCCGCATCGTGCTTTGCACCGGCGGGCCTCATGTCGAGCTGCGCGGCGAGCTTGATAACTACGGCGAACCTGATGATTTTGAAGTGCATTATGCTGACTGGGGAGAATCTGGCCAGCTTCACGGCTTCCCTGTTAGTAGCGACATGATCCTAGAGTTCTGCCGGATGGTCGGCACTTACTACGGCTGATGTCGCCTCGCCCCGGTGGGACGGCAGTAAAAAATTTGCCCAGATTGTCTTATTTTATGTAATTTGTAAGGATTATCAGCAATGGATAACGCAAAAATCGTTACTAATAATGTGCCGCGCCCGATAATCCTGGGCCTTGGGCTGTCAGAAAAACAGATGGCAGAGTTCGATTACATCGAAGATGTTTACGATGCGAGATTCTTTGAGTATAAGGGCGAAATATATGATTTAGGTGACGCCGAAGCAATAACGGAAAAGGAACGCCCGAACCTTTATAGCAAAGGCTGGGAGGGTATCTACGGTGAAAACTATTTTTCCGCCGTGCTCGTCAAATACTATCACGATCCCATAAGCGGTATTGATACGGATTATGTCATTGTCGGAAAGGTGTTTTCTTAACTATGCCGAAATACCGCATAACAAGCCAATCCGGGCGCTATACCCGGATTAAAGGCAACACACTACAAAACGCCATCGAATCAAACTTTCGCAAGTTATCGAAGCTGGCCGGGCTCCCGTGTCCGCCGGGGGCGCCAATTGATGTACAATCAAGCTATCAGCCAGACGTCGATAACGTCGAAACAATAATAAGCGTAAGACTATACGGGAAAAACAAAACAGCGGTGTTATGGTCAAACGCTGACGCTAATGATATGCCGCTACCCGTTCACCATGCCTTATTTATGCTCGCTTGACGCTATCGACGCCAGCAAACCACAGCCCGCCACCGTGCGGGCTTTTTAATGTATATAGGTCGGCATCGCGCCGACCTTGCGCAGCCGAGCGGAATCACTCCGCCAGGTGTTCTATCAGGGCGCCAGCTTATACGCTGCCAGGCGGCCCAGGCCATAAGGCCAAGCCAGCGCCCACTTGCCCATGTATCCCCAGTCACGCCCGCCCCAAGACTCGGAACGGCCGCGCAAGTCTTTCCCAAGATTCGACAGCGCGAGCCCGACCGCAATATATGTAACTGCTACTGAATACGCTTCAATCATTGTTATCCTCTGTTTTCGCGTTCTGATAAATCCCCTGGCGGGCGCGCTCCTTTTCGGCTTTGCCGCGCTGCCAATCGCTCGCAACCTTACGGGCGCTTTCCCCCGCGACATATCCGCCGACGCCCAGCTTTAATAACGTCCACATCTGAGCGGGCAAGTCGAGCATCAGGCCGCTGTCAAAAATCCAATCTAAATACGGTGCCAGGATGTAGTTATTCCCCATGATCGCGACGATCATCAGCATCAGGATCGGCCGCCAATCTCGCGCGATTGCTGACTTGCTTTCGGCTTCAGCTTTGATAACTGACACGCGCGCTTTTAGGGACTTGCTCTGCTGGTCGATGACTTCAGACTGAATACGGCGCTTTAAGCGCTCGGCCTGGTCTTTGTCTTCCACAGTCTGGTCGATGATGTCGAGCACAGGACCGGCCACCGCGCCGATGGTCTTGCCGATCGAATCCGAAATAACGCCCATGGTTAGCGCACCGTCCGAAGAAATTGATATGCCGTCCGAAGAAATCGACGTACCGTCCGAAGAAATTGACGTACCGTCCGAAGAAATTGACGTACCGTCCGAAGAAATCGGCTCAGCGCCCGGATTCATCGAGGCGAGACTCGACCCGACTGACACGATCAGAGAGCGCATTGATCCGACCGTTCACGACGCCGAGATCGCTCTGCACTTCATTGTCGGTGATGAACTTGCTGCTCTGCCGGCGCAGGTCTTCGCGTAGCTGCTCTACCTGAGTTGTTAACCCTTTCAGACGCTCGTCATATCGAGCTGACGAGTCACTAAGTTCAAGAACCGTAACCCCCACCCATCCGATCAATGCAGCGATTATGGTGAGTAATAGAGACTGAATGTGGCGCTCAAGCATCGACTTTGCTCTGCCCGTGTTCATATCATTGTTATCCGGCATCATCCTTGACTACTCTATCGAACCAGTCCTTCTCTTCGTGCTTTAACTCTCCGCCAGCGTCCATATACGCCTGTATGACGTGCTCAGCGCTATTCTCGTGCTGCCCGTACCCGGCGCCGGGGAGTGACGCCCATTCCTTACGACACTGCTCTATAGCCTTGCGAATATCACCGCGCTTCACTGCCTCGGTGGCGCCACGATAGTCGATAAGGAACAGCGCCGCGCGGTCTTGATTGATCGGGCGGAAATCGTCCAGCGAAATCGACTTCTCGGCCCAGTCCCAGGTGTCGGCCAGAAACTGGTAACGACCCGCAGCACTCGAATGGATGCCCAGGCTGGGCAGGTCGATCACGCGGTCGGGATGCTCGCTATAGCCGCTGAATGTCTCACCGCCCACCAGCACGTTGTAACCGTCGTCGCTTCCGATGGACGCGGTGCCCTCGCTTACCGCGATAGCATCAATCATCGCGCACAGGTTGTAGCTTCCGGCTTCGGATGGGGTGATACGTGGCATATAACAGGGTCCGACGAAATTGGCCGCTGTGAGTGGCACCCTCATACAACGACAGGGAGACGAAAACGAAGGGCCGAAGAGGCCGAGGATGCCGTTCACAACAGCCGGATATGAAAAAACCGCCACCGGGAACTCCCAATGGCGGTCTGTGTCTGCCCGTCTTTCCGGGCTGTCTAGCCCATCTACTGTCGGCGTTGCCAGTGAGTAGGAGGACTTCCGGTGCGCGACCCGGCTTGTTTGGAATCGACTATGACTCTGCCAGTCTCACTACCCTACGGTAAGCGGCCGTAGGATACCTACAATTATGCACATTCTGGATTCCATGTCAATACTTGTATGTTATTCTTTCAGACAAATAGCAATCCATCCACGCTTCCGCCGAGTTCAGTAGAGACGTGACCCTGGACTTGGGCATATCCAGCGACCGAGCAATGCCCCTGACACTGGGCTCAGAGCTTCGATAGTAGAACGACAGTACGTTACCCATCTCGGCATGGCGGTTGCACATTGCAGCGACGCCTGTGTCCACTGTGAGCGCGTCGTCATCCATTATCTCGGCAGGAGAGGGCCCACCTGCCATGGTGGGTTCAAGAGCCGCCTGTACCGTCTCCACGTTAGTTTTCACCCGAGGGGAACCGACGCTTTGGCGTGACCAACGTCCCCACTCTCGTAGCAGTTTGGTCGTCTGCTTGCTCACCGACATGACATTGCCTCCGTAGTCGCGTATCGACGTTATTGTATACCAAATTCCACTAGTACAACATACATGTACATACGTGTTATTATAGCGACATAAGCAGATTAAGGAGTTTGGATAAAATGGAAACTACTATCCCTTACCACCGAATGACCCTGGATGAACTGCTCAGCGAAGCTCGGGTTTCTGATGACGATCTCACTGCCGCGCTGGCGAATCGACTGGAGGACTACCACAACCTGCTTTACCGATCCCCAGGACGACAGGTCGAATATGACTGATATGATAAACCCCGCTCGATGGCGGGGTTTATCTTCATTCGGTCCTCCATACCCGTAGCCCGTCATCGACCCGGCGAGACGTAAACCGCATACCCTTCCTGCGCCCTGTCTGATAAGCACTCACCTGGGCACTCCGATAGCTCCCCTCGTCGGTAATGAGAACGCTCTGCCCTACCTCCATTCGAGCAAAGGGGTATCTACCCGGACGGCCCCGGCCAGGGTTCGGAATGTCGAATCCGTTTTCTATTTCCATGTCACAAAATCCCTAAGAGAATGTATTTCGGCATACTACACAAAATCATACAAGAGGTCAACGACTTTGCCCGGTTTTGAAGGGCTGGACACGTGGACACGTTGGACAGCCAAAAACCCTTGTACCTTTTTATGGCGTTTTGGAGCCACTACACAAAGCCGCTATCTGGTCATCTCGGCTCTATATCTCCATAAAAGTTTTATAGGGGAAAATGGTGTCCCACCTGTCCATATGGTCTTAAACCCGGACATGGCAAGGGCTGAGAGACGGACACGAATTACCAAAAGTGGTGTCCAGTGCTGTCCCCTTTGTCCACATAGATGAGAATTTTTCTCATCCGATCTTGATGTTGGACACTACCCCGTCCCACCCTTTGTCCAAAAAACCCGGCCAAGTGGGCCGGGCTATTCAACAATATTATATACAACCCCTTACAACAAAAGCACAGCTATTCGGTATCATACGCCCCGCCGATTCGGAAAAACCGACGCTTACGCTGTCCGCCCAGTCGGACTCGTCGGCTATCCTTCGACCAGCCGGGCGTCCGAACAATGCAGCGTCGGACCATCGCCTGTTCTGACTGACTGGGCGGCCTGCTCGTGCCGCTTACGGCCTGCCACACCTCTCTGACATTCGCCGTCTGACGTTGTCCGTTCTGCCAATTGGGCAGCTCGTCTTCCGCCTCTTCTTCCAGGCTCTCCATGGCTGTCGGCTCGCTGGCGTTCAGGTAATCGGACACATCGTCCTGAATGGGGTCGAGGTCGACACGCTCTTCCTGAATCTCTTTCGATTTCTCCAGGGCCTCGCCTTCGAGGTCCAGATACTCGCCCTGCCTATAGCGCCAGCGGGCCTCGGCCCATAGCTGGTCACGTTCACGCCTGAGCCCGGCGATGTCGATTTCCACCACCTCTACCGGCCAGAAGCGGCGGTTCCCGGTTTCGTCTTTCAGGTATTCGCGGCTGTTGGTTGTCCCGGCGAATACACACTGGCGCGGGAAGGTCGACGCCCGCTTGGCATACGCCAGCCGGGCTCGATCCTCACGACGCGACATGAACTCCTTCACTTCCTCGACCTCGGTGCGTCGCATCGCGGACAGTTCGCCCATTTCGACGATCCAGACCCCGTTGATCTGCTCGATCACCTCCTTGCCGGAGAACGACGAGATGGAGTCACTGAACCACTCGTCGCCCGCCAGCACATTGAGAGCTGTCGATTTACCGACGCCCTGGTCCCCCTCCAGGATCATGGCACAGTCGAATTTGATGCCCGGCCGCATGATCCGGGCAACGGCGGCCACCAGCCACTTCGAGCCGATCTGCCGTGTGTACTCATCGTGCTCGACACCCATATGGTCACGCAGCCAGGTGTCGATCCGGGGCGTACCGTCCCATTCGAGTGACCGGATATAGCGCCGCACCGGATGGCGCCGGTTCAGGTCGGCCACCACGTTGACGGCATGGACCACGGACTGCGGCTGGAACTCGGCACCGTAATGGCGACGGATGTAGTCAATCAGCCGGTGGTCATCCCGATCCTCCCACAGACTACCGTTCGTCGTATCCTCGATATGGCGCCACGGGAGCGACGAAAACGCCCGGATTTCACCGCACATTTCGTTCAGGCCGATGGAGTGACGCAGCCGGTCGTCACATATCATCAGCATCTTGAGGTTGTACCCCGTCTTTTCGAGCTGGGCGGTCTTCTGGTTGCGCTCCAGCAGGCTGCGCCAGTCGTCCGGGCGATAGGCCATCAGCCGGGCGAAGAGGTTATCGTCGTCGGCCTCGGTGCCGCCGATCCCCTCGGCGTCGTCGCCACGGTCATATTCGCGCTCTTCACCGAAGGCCGCGATCTCATCCTCGGCGCCCTCGAACAGTTTCTCCGCCTGCTCATCGTTGACGTGCCCGGCCTCGGCCCGGACACGGGGATCGCTGGCGCACTGCTCCAGCATGGCCCTGTAGCTGTCCTGCTGGGTGATGTCGGTATCCGGGTCGTCCTGGTCGCCACCATGCAGATAGACGCGGCACAGGTCGAACGCATTGGTCGCATGACGCTCGCACGGGTCCGAGGCATGTGTGTTCACGATGTGATTGCCATCACCCGTCACAAAGGCGCCTCGACCCTGCCCTGAGCCCAGCAGGTAATTGAGGGTTTCTTCCTCCCGGTCATGCCACTCGAAGATGTGCGGCAGGAACTCATCCACGATTTCATTGATCGAGTACGCCCGATTGAACGCACCGACCCAACCGGCCTTTGCCGTGGCTTCGGGCATATCCTGTTCGCCCCGTGCGGCCTTCTCACGGGCGCGTTCGACCACCTCGGGGCTGATGTCCAGCTCCACCAGCTCTTCGCCCAGCAGGGATTCCACGAATCCGATGCGTTCGCCTTCCAGCGGGTCGGTTGCATCGTTGGTGAACTTCGGGTTGGCCGTATAGATCGGCTGGACCGGGTTGAACACGCTGCGGTCGATGCTGAGGTCGCTGTCCTTCGCCCAGGCGCTCAGGGTTTCGCCGTTGTAGGGCGTCTCCAGCATGAAGAAGACGTGGGCCTTCAGGGAGCGCGAGAACCCGGCGCTGGAGCTGAAGTGGTAGACGAACGACCGATCGTGGAACTCTCCGGGCAGCGTTGCCTCGATCCATTCGATCAGCGCGTCCTCGCTGGTCGGGTCGGACTCCGGTTGATAGTCGTCAACGTCGAAGCACAACCAGTGATGTGCCACATCCTCCATGGTTTGCAGGTTTCGGCGGACACGGCCTTGGCTATCAAACATATCGGGGGCCGTATCCGGGGTAACGCTCTCGCGCCGCTGGCCCCGGACCACACAGGCGTATGACTTCCGGGATACTGAAGACAGAAAATCATATACATCGGACAGCGTTTTGATCGGTGCCGTCTCAACCGAGAAATGCCGCGCCCTGTCGTAGGAGTGCCAGCTCTCGCCGTCGAACGTTTTTGCCATTCGGCGCTTGCCGCCAGCGGTCTTCAGGATCGTGATGTGGTCGGTCAACTCATGTCTCCTGTTCGGTATTTAGTTCAGCTTCCTGCCAGCTTCGGCCCGATCCCATCTTGCTTTCTGCGTGATCGCCTGCTCAATTCATGCCATCGACGATCAAAATGATGCCGAACACACATGAAACGGCCATCAATACTGTCAGCAGCGCCAGCGGGTTTTGCATGATCGTGATGTAAAACCCATACCCCATCAGGGACAGCATGGGTGTTGTCAGTGCGGCGCCCATGAGCACTTTTCCTTTTCTCATGCCGTGCCTCTCCCAGGGTCGATGGCGTCGGCATATGCACGAGCTGCTTCTGCATACTGCTGTGCGTTATTTTCCGGGTCAGATTCAGCTTTAAATTCAAGCCATCCGGCCACTTCGCGCCAATGTTTCGCCTTGAATGGTGCGAGCGCATCGCGCTCTGCTTCTGCCTTTTCGGCACGCGCTTCCGCCGCCCGAATACGTTCGTAAAGTGCAGTGCGGTCCATCTTGTCCATTCGCATCATTTTCTTCGCCGTATTATTTTATGTCTTGACGTATGAAATACAAGATAACACACTAAGCACCGTCAGCAATAGCGCTGGCATCGAAGCGCCAACGACAGCGGAGGCTGGAATGACTGAATGGAAGAACACACGGGTACGAGGCACGACGGCATTTGCGAGCAATCACGAACTGAGTGTTGGCGACATCGTTCTAACTCGTGACATAGGGAACGGTGTTCGGGTCACCAAAAACGCTAGTACGTATGGCATGACCTCCGGATATTCGCCTGAATACGAGGTAGTTGACCTGCCGAACTTCATGCGGGCTCGTGTCCTCCATACATGGACATTCGCGGGCGACCACGGCCTGAAGAGCGGTGACATCGTGCCGGTTCGACGTGTCTATAGAGGATTCGAGACGGTGATTCCCGGTACTTTCAGCGGCGACGGCGGAGCTTACGAACTCATTGACGATCAGGAGAGCGGTATGTACCCCATTAGTGGCGACACCTTTATCAGCATCCAGAGGGCTGTAGAAAACGGACGTTATGTCCATATCCGAGCCCGGGCCCGGGACCGCATGATGGGTAGTATTACCCCCGGCACCGACTATCTTATTCAAGGTCTGGATGGGGACCGTGATCTGCTGATCGCGGATGACGACCGAGACACGCGGCCGATTACAGTTAACCAGGCTCGGTTTTTCCAGCTAGTGACCGACCTGACAACCGCTCCGGGTCAGGATAGTCAGGAGAACCCGGGGACAGTAATCACCGATGACGTGTACAACTCGATCATTGGCTCTATTCGTGCCGGTCACGAGGTCGTCGTACAGGCCATCTCCAGTTTCGCGGATACGTCAAAAGGCACTACCTATTCGCTGCTATCGTTGAACGCTGATGGTCTGCCCGAGTATGGCGACGACGTGGATGATCTGATGGGCCTCCATCGACAGCGGGCGTTCTCCCATTTCCGAGTCATGTCCGGATTGTATGGTGATGTAAGTAATACAACAGAACCCATCAAGCGCGGTGACTACGTCCAACTGAGCGCTGGTCTCAGCGACGAGCAATTCGATGAAATCGTCCGGGTCATGGTGAATGCCGGTGGCTGGCGAGGTACACCGCTTCAGAATGTCAGTGGCAAGTTCCTGCTCCTGGATAAGCGGGACGGCGAAGTGTGGACCGTGAGTTATTCGTCTCTCATTGCCGGTGCGAGTCGAAAGATGACCTACGACGATATTTTTGGCACCGACCGTGACACTAATGAAGACGGCTTCACCATCTGGACGGGTGGGCGTTGCCCTGTAGATATCGGAACCCTAGTCGATGTCAAATACCGTGATGGTAAGTATAACTACGGTGTCGGAGCGGGCTGTACATGGGATACCTCCGGTTCAACTCCTGATCGTTGTGCTCATGATTGGTCTAGCCGAAATAGGCCTGCTTCCATCGTCGCCTATCGTCTGCATCAATCTGAAGAAAGCAACACTGGCGGTACCGATGTTGGCGACCTTCCCCAACTCACGTTTGATGATGTCCGGTATATCGTGGCAGAAATCCGGGCCGGGCGCTCGGTGACGCTGGTCTGCCGTTATGACGACGATGCCATGCACCAGGTCACGAAAGGTAAACGCTACTCCGTCAATGCGTTGGATTGTGCCAGAGACCCGCTTATTACCACGGACTCGGGCCGAGAGAAGGACATCACATCCGGCTGGTACGTCAACTTCAGTCTGGAGCGCGGCCGCGAGCCGCAACTCCATAGCTTTGAAGGTATGACTTCAGACGACCTGGCAACGCTAATCCGACAGCGTCAGGAAGAGTCCGCTGAAAAACTAAGCCGTGCCAACGAGGCCCGCGAGGAGCTGCAACGTCGCCTTAATGATGTCTACTGATTAAAAACTGTATGGGCACCCAGTGTTTGGCTCTGCCCTTACACGTCACAGTAGGTTACTGAACGCAGTGTTTAATCCAAGATATTGATTCAACTGAGACATCAGGGAGCCGAAGAGATGAGCGACCAGATTACGATTAACACTACGCTGCCCACCATCGGCGCTGTCGAAATCGTAACGGACGACCCGGCCAAGGCCCGGGATATGATGCAGGAAATGGCGAATCTGGATAAGGCGCTGGATGACATCTATAACAAGGCGGCCACTAAACCGGAGGCATCTGAACTTGTCGCTTCTCAGTCCGAGATCGCTCATACCGATGCGGAAACCGGGTCAGAGCCCGAACCCGAAGCCGAACCCGATAACGGCGCCGCCATCGAAGGAACTGAAGAGTCCACGATTACTCTGAAGGATATTCGGAAGGAGCTGAAGGAGATCGACAGTGATACCGCCAAGGAACTGATTGGTAGGCACCTGCCTGAAGGAGCGAGGGTCACATTGAGCAAGGTGCCGGAAGGCGAGCATCAGGAATTGTATGATGAAGTGATGGCGGCCCGACAGGCTGCCTGATGGGCAAGCGCCCTACGGGGCGCTTACTCATGCTCTTTCAGAAGGTTGAAAAGTTCTGTCAACTGCTCGAACGACATAACGCGATCCATGCGAACTCGATAAGTACCATCACTACGCTGGTCGATGCTCATATCCCCTGAAGAAGCATCCGACCCCCCTACCTCTTCTGTAGCCATCATGGAAGGAAAGTCGATACCCGTTTCATTCTGAAGAGCCCGAGCGTTTTCGGGATGCGGCAGCGAGGCCATGCGTACATACCTGCTTATATGGTCACGCGGGATGCCGGTGCGCCGACTAAGATCGGACTGCGTCATCCGATTGCTATGGATATAGTCCTTGATCGCCTCGGAGACTTTTTTCATCGCGTTCCTACGCTGGGCCCCGCGATAAGACATTGATTCACTCATTTATTCTCCCCTGCGCATGTATGTATATGACTTACATAATACCATACTTAAACGTTCAAGTGTAGGATTACATGAGTTTTATTTTTGCCTCATTGACTGTCGCTTCGTATGTATGATTTTATGTATTTTGTAAATAGAAAGGAGGCGTAGATGCCGGGCGATATTAGCGTACTGAAAACGGAAGAAGACCTCGTCAGAGCTACAAAGCCTGCATACCAGTATCGAGATGTGGTCTTGGTGGATGGCCGACTGTTTGAGGTGAATGTGGTGAGGCTTACGGAAGCTGGGCAAACGCCAAGAGCAACCATGGAGGTGCTGAAAGATGATTGAGTTTCTGCTGTGCGTACTGTACGGAACCGTATTTCTATATGTAGGGGAAATTGTATTCAGCAGCTTACGAGCCTACAGAAAGCAGCAAAAGGATTTTGAGGCGAGCTGTGAACGTCGCAAGGCTGAACTCCGCCAGCAAGCGCGACTCACCAGCAACAAGGGCCGTATTGCATGATTGAACATGGTCAACGCGCGCATTCCCGGCTTAGCCCCAGTAGTGCTCACCGCTGGATGAAATGCCCCCGCTCGTTTTGGTGGGAGCCCGACTTTCCCGATAGCACGAGCCCCCATGCCGAAGAAGGCACGGCAGCGCATGAACTATCCGAAAAGGCACTGGCCGAAGGGAAGGATGCTCGCAGCTACGAGGGCCAGACCTTTAACGGGTACAAGGCCTCCGAAGAAATGGTGACGGCTACTCAGCTATACATCGACGCAATCAACGGCACCCCCGGTGAGCATTACCTAGAGGAACGTCTGGAGCATCCCAACATCGCCGGGATGTTCGGAACGGCGGATGACGTGGCTGACGACGCCCCGACCCTGTATGTCTCGGACCTGAAGTACGGTAAGGGTGTTCAGGTGGAGGCCCCCGGCAACGCCCAGCTCAGGATTTACGGCCTCATGGCGCTGCATCGCTTTGGCGTGCTGAACGACTACGAAACCGTGGTGACTCGTATCCATCAGCCTCGGCTTAACCACACCAGCGGGGAAGAGCTTACCGTGGATGAGCTGGAGACATGGGAGCAACAGAATCTTATTCCAGCTATCAACCGGCTGGATGACGAGCCTGAAACCATGGTGGCCGGTGACCATTGTCGATGGTGCAAGGCTGCTGCGGTTTGCCCGGAGCTGGCCCGCGTCAACATGGCAGCGGCGGAAGGTATGTTTGAGGATGATGCCCCTGCCCTACCGACCGACATCACCGAACCTGAGCTACCGTCGCCCGAGAGCCTGACTCGCGATCAGATCGTGGCGATCCTGGGCCATCGTAAGCAGATCGAGAACTGGCTGCGAGCCATCGAGACTCATGTGTCTGATGCGCTACAGGCCGGTGAAGAGGTGCCCGGCTACAAGATGGTTGCTGGCCGGACTCAGCGCAAGTGGGAAGACGAGGGCCAGGCGCTGGAGGCCGCCCGGAGCGCGGCATGGGACGATGAAATCCTCACCACGCCCCGCTTGAAGACTCCGGCCCAGCTCGAAAAGGCCATCGGGAAGGAACGATTCCGGGAACTGATGGAAAACCACGTATCCCGGGCCCCGGGTAAACCGACTCTCGCCCCGGAGTCGGATAAACGCCCGGCATTGGAGCTGCGTAATCCCGAGTCCCTTTTTGACGACTAAATGTATGTTGTTGTATTGAATACATGGCAATACATTGATACCCTGATTACCGTTAAATCGAAACGAGGAAGACAGAAATGACACAAGTGAAGACTCCCACCTTCCGTGGTTCCTACATGAACAAGCTCATCGAGGGCGAGGAAAAGCAGAACAACGAGGGGAAACCGTACATGGCCTACAGCCTCCGCGCTGACTTTGAGCCGGAAGATTGCCCTGGTTTTGATGCCGGTGACCCGCGTACCTATCCGAATTGGGCGAAGGAAGCCATCGAGGAAGCCATCGAGACTGGCAAGACAAAATTCTGGAAAGGCAAGCGTCCCAATAACCTATCCATGCCATTCATGGACGGTGACGACGCCGATAAGCCGGAACTCGAAGGCAAGGTCTACTGCAACATGAAGGCGTTCGGGCGTCGCTGCCCGGTACTGGGTATGGACAACAAGGCCATCAGCCCCGACGGCGGTGGACTCAACGAACAGGTGATTTACTCCGGCGCCTACTACAAGGCTGTCATCACCTTCGCTCCTTACGATGCCCAGGGCAATCGTGGCGTCTCTGCTCGGCTGGTTGCAGTTCGGAAGGTGGATGATGGTGAGCGTATGGCAGGCGGCATCAGTGAGTCCCAGGCCGAGGACATGTTCGGTGATGAGGACGGCACCCAGGCTGCGGTGGAAGACGATTTCCTTTCGTAACCGTTGTCAATAGTTGTATGGCCCCTGCGGGGGCCTTTCTGAACAGGGAGGAAGCATGATTCGACCCTTGATTATTATCGGCGCCCTGCTGCTTATCGGAGGCGTAACCGGGGCCTCCGTTGTCACTTGGAACGACCACTCCAGCAGTCACGACCACTCCATCTGTGACGGAGGCTGAGATGAGTCTGGAAGACAGTATCAAGACCGCCTGCGTCAGAACGGGTTTCGTCGTCAGCTTGTGGGCGTTTCCGGTATCCAGTGGCGGCTGGCATAACCTGACCGGGTTTGTCGTCTGGCTTATGGCGTTCGTATCTATCTGGGCTGCGGTAGACGATTCGGTCGATCTTTCGGACGCACGCTTAACCAGGGTCAGCAAGTTGTACGACTTTCTATATGCCGTGGGGGCTCTAGCGCTAGCCTTTCATGGCTATTTCCTGCTCACGGTGCTGCTGATGCTCGGTTTTTTCGGTATGCGTGGAAAGCGATGGCAACAGCGGAAAGCCGGAGGCGAGGCATGAAAGATACAGTCCTTTGCCTTTGTGATCTCACCGGGGCCTTCGCGGCCCCGTGGATCAGAGCCGGATACCGAGCCGTATTCATCGACCCCCAGCACCCCGAGGGGGTTTACTCAAACCATTCTCAGAGAGCCGTGGGCCATGTAATCGACCACCCCGAGTCATGGCGAGTAATCCGCGAGGAAGCGCACCGTATCGCTTTCGTGGCTGCCTTCCCGCCATGCACTGACCTGGCCGTGTCCGGCGCCCGGTGGTTTTCGCACAAGGCCGAGAACGATCCGGCTTTTCAATTCCGCGCCATGCAGGTCGTCTGGCAGTGCCACGTCATCGCGGAAATGCTGGGTGCCCCCTGGTTCATCGAAAACCCTGTATCCCGTATCAGTACGTTCTGGCGCAAACCTGACCATTCGTTTCATCCGTGGCATTACGCGGGTCTGGAGCCGGAGGACAACTACACGAAGAAAACCTGTCTCTGGACGGGAGGCGGATTCTCCATGCCTGATCGCGTAACGCTGGAGAGCAATGAGGCGCCGGACGACAGGATTCACAAGGCTGCCCCTGGCCCTGAACGAGCCAACCTTCGTAGCGCCACTCCCCGTGGTTTTGCCCGTGCAGTTTTCAACGCCAACGGAGGCCGGACGTGACTGACATCAGTGACATCGTAACCCTGGATGTGGAAACCCGTTCTACGGTAGACCTGCGCAAAACCGGGCCATGGCCCTATTCGGAGCACCCCAATACGGACCTCTGGTGTGTCGCCTGGACCGTTGGTGAGGGTGAGCTGAAAACGTGGCGGCCGGGTTACCCGGTCCCTGATGAAATCGGTCATCTACTGGAAAGCGGATATTTCTTCGAGTTCTGGAACGCCGACTTCGAGATCGCCATCTGGATCAACATTCTGTCCCCGAGGTACGGGTGGCCTGCACTTCCCCTTGACGTTGTCAGCGACGGCATGATCCGTGCCTGCATGATGGGCCTCCCCCGGTCACTGGAACAGGCCGGTCATGTGATGAAGGTGGACATGCAGAAAGACGAGCAGGGCTCCCGCCTCATGAAGCAAATGGCGAAGCCTCGCCGGATTGAGGACGACGGCACCATTGTATGGTGGGACGACGCGGATCGCGTGGATCGCCTGACTGAATACTGCCGCCAGGACGTTCGTTCTCAACGCGCCCTGAGCCGGGTGCTCCGTCCCCTTCCGGCCGCTGAGCGCGCCAGCTACCTACGCACCCTGCGGGCCAATGTCCGGGGTATCCGGGTTGATACCGGATTCGTTGACCGTGCTGTTGAGCTGCTGGACTACCAGGCAGCGGCGTACCGCCAGCAGATCAGTGAGCTGACGAACTACGCCGTCACCGCGCCGACTCAGGTGGCCGAGATCAAGTCATGGCTGGCCGACCACGGCGTAGAGCTGGAAACACTCGACAAGAACCACGTCGCTGACCTCATCGAGGAAGGCAAGGTGCCGGAGAGTGTGCAGCCGGTAATCGACATTCGTGCCCAGGGTGGTAAATCCAGCGTATCCAAGTTCCCGGCGTTTCAGCGGCGGGCAAATAGCGATGGTCGTATCCGTGGCGAGTTCATCCACCACGGCGCGTCCAAGACAGGGCGATTTTCGGGTAGTGGCGTCCAGTGTGTAACCGGAGAACACGAGGTTCTGACACCCGAGGGGTGGAAACGTATTGATTCGGTGGTAGGTGGTGCCCGGATCATGCAATGGTCGTCGGATGGTTCGTTATCATGGGTCGACGCCCCGGTGAATTGCTACGGCCCGGCAGGTGAACTGGCGGAGGTATCAGGGACCATCATTCGTGGCCGTTTTACCCCGGACCACCGTATGCCGGTCAGTACAGGGGCTGGCCTGTCCGATACCTGTCCGGGTGCCCTTGGCAGGCTCAAACGGAAAGACGGCCTGGTCATCAATGGAACAGCGGATCAGCCCGGGCTTGGTCTAACAGACACCCAACTACGCATTCTGGTGGCCTTTCAGGCAGACGGCGGATGGCAGAAGAAAGCCGCCAAATGGCGGTTCACTAAACAACGCAAGATCGAAAGACTCAGCCAGCTTCTCGACCGGGCCGGTATCACTTACAAGACGACCATACAATCTGCGGGGGTGACAGCTTTCAGGATCGACACTGCTGAAGTCCCGCACTGGCTTTGTAAGCGGTTCGATAGTTGGGTGCTGGGTACATCCGGTCGGCAAGCCGGGATCATGCTCGAAGAGTTACCCTATTGGGATGGTTGGCGGCACGCGAAAAACGGTGCCATTTCCCTGTCGTCACCTGACCGGGATCAGATTGAGTGGATGGCTACCATTGCATCCCTGGCCGGGTATACGGCAACCGTTGGGTACTATCGAGCCAAGAAAGGTGGCCATTGGCGGATTTATGTGCGTAGCAGCCGAACGACATCCGTCACCGGGAGTAGTATCAGACGGTATGCCAGCAATGAGCCTGTTTACTGCCCGACCACCCCCGGTGGTTATTGGCTGTGCCGGTACGACAACAGGATTTTCGTAACGGGGAATTGCCACAACCTACCCTCTCGCGGCGGCCTGGGCTGGCAAGAGGCGGATGAAGTCCGTGAGACGGTCATGAACCATCCACCGGCTGAAGCCGCTGAAGAAATTGACCTGTTACACGCTCAGGTGCCTACCGCCTTGTCCTCCTGTCTGCGGGGGGTTATCACCGCCAGTGAGGGGTACAAGCTCTATTGTGCTGACTACTCCAACATCGAGGGGCGGTTTGCAGCGTGGCTTGCTGGAGAAGACTGGAAGCTGAAGGCGTTCAGGGAGTTTGATGCCGGTACTGGTGAAGACCTCTATAAGGTCGCGGCCAGCGGCATACTGGGTATCACCCCGGGTGAAGTCGATAAGAAGATGCGTAACGCTCTCGGTAAGGTTTCCGAGCTGTCGCTTCAGTTTCAGGGCGGGGTCGGCGCGTTCCTGTCCATGGCGAAGACCTATCGTGTGGAGATCGCGGATTACTGGGACGTTATTCAGCAGAGCGTTGAGCCGTCAGTCGTTGAGCGGACACTTGAGGCATGGGAGAGCCGAGGTAAACACTCCGATACCGAGTATCGGACCTGGGTGGCTGCCGAGGCCGTGAAACTGGCCTGGCGGGATCGGCATCCGAATATCGTCCAGGCGTGGTACGAGTGCGAAAACGCGATGGTCGAGGCCCTGCGAACGCCGGGGACCGCCCACTATGCCTGCGGCGGTAAAATGGCCTTCCAGGCTCGCCGTATCAGTGGTGTCCCCTTTCTATTGCAACGCCTACCATCCGGTCGGCTCCTGTATCTCGCGTACCCATGGTTGGAACACAAGAAAACCCCATGGGGCACGACAAAGCCCCAGGTGAACTACTTCGGAGTTGAGTCACAGTCCCGCAAATGGAAGCAGTTTACCACCTATGGCGGCGACACCTTCCAGTCGGGGGTTCAAGGCGGTGCATGCGACATCATGCGCCATGGCTGGGCCAACCTGGAGGATACAGGGGGTTACAGCGTGCTGCTGAACGTTCATGACGAGCTGGCTGGCGAACACACTGATGGTGATATAGCCGAATTTGAGCGCTTGATGTGTTCACTACCTGATTGGGCTGAGGGGCTGCCGGTAACCGCCGAAGGGTATGTAGCGGATCGTTACCGCAAGGATGATTAACATGCGCCCATTGTATGTAGTTGTATTTAACTACTACAATTTACGGTCCATACAAGGAGGTGCCCATGCCCCAGGAGATCGATATAGAAACGGCTTTTGTCCGACATGTGCGTAGACGCGGATATGAAGCCCTGAAACTGGTACTTGCCAGTCAACGCGGCTGGCCCGACAGGACATGCCCTCTGCCGGGCGGACGAATCTGTTACATCGAACTCAAACACCCCGATGGCACAGGACGTGAGTCCGCTCAGCAGAGAAAGACCCGGACGTGGCTGGAAGCACGAGGCCACCCGGTATTGGTAACAGACGACCTCGAAACCGCAAAGATGTGGTTTGACGAGCAACTTGAGATAGCGAGAGCACTGTAATGACCGACCAATCCGTAGAAATCCTGAGCGACATCACCGTTCACAACAAGTACGCACGTTATCTTTCCGAGCAACAGCGCCGGGAGACGTGGTCCGAGCTGGTGGACCGAAATGAGGGGATGCACCAGCGTCGATACCCGGCACTCTCTCATGTGCTGGAAGACCTCTATACGGACTACGTGCTCCCGAAAAACGTGCTCCCGTCGATGCGCTCTCTCCAGTTCGCGGGCTCACCGATCGAACAGTCTCCGAACCGTATCTTCAACTGCGCATATGCCCCTGTTGACCACCCTGACATGTTCAGCGAAACGATGTTTCTGTTGCTCGGGGGCACCGGGGTCGGGTACAGCGTGCAACGTCGGCACGTCGAACAACTCCCACCCCTCAAGGGGCCGAAAGAGCGCAGTCGGCGCTACGTAGTGGGAGATAGCATCGAAGGCTGGGCAGACGCCGTAAAAATGCTCATGGAGTCGTACTTTCACAACAAGGCGACAGTCCGTTTCGATTACAGCGACATCCGGCCCAAGGGCGCGGAGTTGGTGACCAGCGGCGGTAAAGCGCCGGGGCCGCAACCGTTGCGAGACTGCATCGAGACGATGAGGGGGCTTTTGGAGTCTGTCGTCGAGCTTCGTGGATATGGTACGCAGTTGAAGCCTATCGAGGTCCACGACCTGATGTGCCACATCGCTGACGCCGTTCTCGCAGGTGGCATCCGCCGAGCTGCACTTATTTCACTGTTTTCTGCTGACGACATGGAGATGATGCAGTGCAAGTCCGGCCCCTGGTGGGAACAGAACCCGCAACGTGGTCGGGCCAATAACAGCGTCATCCTGCATCGCGGCTCCACCACACGAGAGCAATTCGATGACATCTGGAAACGTGTCGAACTCAGCGGTGCCGGGGAACCGGGCATCTATTTCACAAACAACCTCGACTGGGGTACTAACCCCTGCGCAGAAATCGCTCTACGGCCGCACCAGTTCTGCAACCTGACCGAGATCAACGCATCGGATGTAACCGATCAGGAAGAGCTGGATAAACGGACCATGGCGGCGACACTCCTGGGGACGCTTCAGGCTGGCTATACCGATTTCCACTACCTGCGGGACATCTGGCGCCAAACGACCGAAGAGGATGCGCTGCTCGGTGTTTCGATGACCGGCATCGCATCGGGCGGCGTCGTTAAACTCGACCTGGATCAGGCAGCCCGGTTTGCCACCTTCGTGAACCGAGAAATTGCCGACGCTATCGGGATCAATCGAGCCGCCCGAATCACCACGGTCAAACCTGCTGGGACAACCTCCCTGGTGCTGGGGTCGTCGTCAGGTATCCATGCTTGGCACAACGACTACTACATCCGTCGAATGCGGATCGGTAAGAACGAGGCACTGTATAGCTATCTGGCAAGCAACCACCCCGAACTCGTCGAAGATGAGCTGTTCCGACCGGAAACCATGGCCGTAGTGTCGGTTCCTCAACGGGCACCGGAAAGCGCTATTACCCGCGAGGAAAGCGTATTCGACCTGCTCGAACGTGTGAAGGACTTCAACCAGCGCTGGATTCAGCCCGGTCATCGGCATGGTGATAACAGCCACAACGTGTCCTGCACGATCAGCGTTCAGGATCATGAATGGGACGCTGTAGGCGACTGGATGTGGGAGAACCGTGACCAGTACAACGGTATCGCGGTCCTGCCGTATGACGGCGGTAACTATGCCCAGGCGCCGTTTGAGGACATCAGCCGTGAGGAGTTCGAGCGGCTGTCATCCGGGTTGACAGAGATTGACCTGACGCAGGTGACCGAAGAAGAAGACAACACTGACCTCACAGGTGAGGCCGCTTGCGCCGGGGGCCAGTGCGAAATTACATGACCACATTGTATGTAAATATGTCGCCCTGTATTGGCATATGCAACCTCAACTCCGGCATATGCCGGGGTTGTTTCCGAACCTTGGACGAGATCACAGGCTGGAAAGACATGGCTATGAGCGACCGTGAATCGGTTATGAGGCAGATCAAGGGCCACCGGGCTACGCATCATTGCCCTGAATGTGGGCATCCAAGCTGGTGTGCCATGGAGAATGGCAATTCCGTTAGTGCGTGCTGGTGTTCCCGTGTCACGGCGGCTCGGGCAATCGAGGGTGAGAAATGCCTCTGCCGGCGATGCCTGTGTACGGAGTTGACTGATGGCGCAAACACTTGAGCTGGAGGACTACCAGAAAAAGGCTGCCCGGTTCGTAATCCAGATTCGTCGCTGTATGTTGGCGTTATGCCCGGGGCTGGGCAAGACAGTATCCGTGCTGGCAGCATTCAGGACGCTCAGAAAACACGGCATGGCGAGTAAAATGCTCGTCGTTGCCCCGCTCAATCCCGCCAAGATGGTCTGGCGTCAGGAGGCGTCGAAATGGGAGCCGTTCGCCGATATGGACGTTCGGCTGCTCCATGGCTCCGGGCGAGAGGCCGCTGCGCATAGTGACGCAGACATCCATGTCATCAACTATGAGAGCCTGAACTGGCTATACGACCAGTTCGATGAATGCCCTTACGACGTGATCGTTCTGGATGAGTCGACCTACTTCAAGTCGCCCCAGTCCAAGCGTCGAAAGGCCATTCTGCCGTGGACATGGGCGGTACCCTACGTTGTGGAGTTAACCGGTACGCCCTCCCCTCGTAGCCTCGAAGACCTGTGGGCTCAGATTCACATTCTGGATGGCGGCCGGGCGCTCGGTCGGTATGTCACGCACTTCCGTGACCGATATTGTTACCCGAAGCACAAACGCGGGCATGTCGTATATGAGTGGGGTTTCAAGGAAGGCGCTGAGGAAAGCATCCATGCGGCCGTAGCCCCTCGGGTTCTGCGCATGAGTGCCGAGGATTATCTTGACCTCCCTGACTATGTGTTCCGGGACATCGACGTTGAGCTACCACCAAAAGCGATGCGTCAGTACCGATCCATGGAAAAGGAGATGTTTGCGGAACTCGACAACGGCGATGAGTCCATCGCCCTGTCAGCCGGGAGCGCACGCGGTCGGTGCCACCAGATGGTCGGTGGTGGACTCTACAAGGATGATCGTGAGGGGGAAGACTACTGGCACCTGCACAATGCCAAGACCGACGCCCTGAAGGTGCTGCTTGAATCGCTACAGGGGCAACCGGTCATCATAGCAATACAGTTTCGTCATGAACGTGAGCGGGTCGCACAAGCTGTGAAGAGCATCACTGGGAAGGAGCCGCCAGCCGTAGTCAGCGGGTCGACGGTGGACACCGCCGTGTTGCAGGAGGAATGGAACGCTGGTCAGCACCCGGCCGTCATTGTTCACCCAGCGTCTTTGTCGCACGGAGCGAACCTCCAGAATGCCGGGGTCGGTATCGTCTGGTATTCAATGACCGACAATCTGGAACACTACGACCAGCTCAACCGGCGACTCCGGCGTCGCGGGCGCACATCCCCAGTTATGGTATGGCATATCAAGGCCGTGAATACAGTAGATGAGGCCATCATCTCGCGTGGCGGGGAAAAGTCACAGACGCAGCAAACACTCCTTGACGCCCTGCATTCGTATAGGCACGATGTATGTAGTTGTATTTAATACACATCAATACGAGATGGGGACGATGAGTACCGAAAAATTCACTATAGACCTCAACCATTTGGATTCTCCTGAGTTCGCTCGGTTCGTAACACAGGATCGTAATGGTCGTGTCGATTTTTGGCAGGAAAAGCCAAACCAAAGCTACTTATTTACCGGATGGGTCCCCAACAGAGCTTTCGGTGGAAGAAAAACCGTTGTGGCTCCAGAGATTGCCCTTGCGAACCCGGAATGGCGCCAAGCAATCGTCGAGCTGCCTGTTTCTATGCCCGAAATGTATGAAGATGTATCGCATACAGCGACAGATTTCTTGGATAAGGCTCGCAGCCATATGGAAGACCGGGCCGCCACTTATGACAGCCCGAGCGGTGAGCGGTCCATGGGCCTCACGGTTCAAGCGTTCAACGTCATCACGGGCCATGAGCTGACCGAGGAACAAGGCTGGCTATTCATGGAAGTCCTCAAGAAGGTTCGCAGTCAGCAAGGTGACTACCGAGAGGATAACTATGAAGACAGCGTTGCTTACGCATCCCTTCGGGGAGAGACAGCAGCCAAGGAGAGGAACCGATGAGTACCGTCTTCACTATGGTCAATCTCTTTTGCGCCATCGTCATTTATTTCCAGTCAATGGCTTACGCACTCGATAGCGAATGGCGTACGAGAAGCAGTATGACCGGCCGCGTTGTTCCGGCTCTCATGGCGGCCTATATCACGTTCGACATACTAAAGGAGATCAACATTGGCTGACGTAGCAGACAGGGGTAGCCAGCTTACTGAACAGCTTCTGGATGAGTACCTGAAGGTACGACGCCCTACCGTTCAACTCGAACCGATTGGCGAGTGCCGCAACCCGCTTTGCTGCCTCGAACTGGACGATCCCCGAGCGCTTTACTGTGACCCGGGCTGTGCTGAAGAACATCAATGGGTGATGGAGCGTGAGCGATGAGTTATATCGAAATGTTTGCCCAAGACCTGAAAACCACGGTTGAACTGTGCCTGGGTGAAGTCGATAGACAGGAAAACGAAGATATTGATCGTGCCGTTGAGGAGGAAATGTCCCGTCGATTTTTCCCGGCCAAGACCCGTGAACAGGCACTTAAACGTATGAAAAATCGAGGTGGTGCGTGCGATATTGAACGAAATTACTTCCTCATCAAGGCAACGTATGCCGAAGTCAAGCATTCCCTTCGACGCCTTCGGTCAACATGCGCTCTTGCCCTATCCGCAGACACACCCTTCAAAGCATGCGTTCAAGTTTCATCAGACGAGGCTCATCTCATTGAATGTTGGGGAGGTGCCAGATGATTCGGTATTACCTGCGAGATACCGCTGGGACTATGTACTGCCTCGACCCAAGCCAGGAAAGCAGTGTTCTGTGTGGCCTGCTGGAACGGCTCAGGAACCATGAGATCACGGAGGTCACTTACCCTGGGTCCGGCATTACCTTCAATCGTTGCATGGGGGTAGCATGA